AAGACTCTTTTTTTTCGTCTCAGAGAATGTTTCTTTTGCAAATCTCAAATCTGATTTTTTATCTATTTCTGGATTATCATTTTCTTCATGCAATTGATAACTCATTAATGGATTCAAATGAAACACCAATTCAGGTGCCGCGAAAAATTTATTTTCATTGAAAAAGTTTTGCATAAAGTTGTCGAGCGCTTGATCCATTCCAAATTGCTCAACCCATTGACACAACAAGTTAGCACCTTGCTTGCTTAAAATATAAGAATTCGCATTCATGTGCCAAAAATGATCGTCTTTTGTAAAGTAATCATTCTTTTTTACTGTATAAAAATAATCGTTATGTCGCTGTAAAACTTTATGATATTCGGGCTTGTTCCACGGTTGACATCCGCCAAGATAAATTAAAAATGCATCTTTAGGAACGTGATTGCTATAAACTTGATTCCAAAAGTTTTCGAATCCAGGCTTGAATACAGTATCATCTTCAAGGATTAAATAATTTCTGGCGTCACGATCTGCAATCAATTTTTGCCACAATCGATAATGACTAATTGCACAACATATTTCAGCTTTTGTTCTTTTTTGCCATGTCTTTGGAAATAGTTTTTTTACTTCGTCTGTTAATTCCATTTGTTTAGAATCAATTGCAGAGAATCGTTCGGTAAAAAATGGAGTATTGATCAACATGTGATGTAGTCGATCGGTTCGTCGATCAAGATTGATAAAATAACTTTTTGATATTGCTTTTAAATTTGTGTTCATTTTTTCGTCTGGCTGTATACCTACAAAGTCGCTAAGCTTTCCACTTGCGCGGTTCAATAAAAACATAAAATTATGTATTTTACCATAATTCACATTGTTTTTTTTCAATTGTTTTAGTAGATATTGTTCGGCGTGATAATATTCGGGATTGTTTTTTATTGATGAATATCTTGTACAATATGTTTTTAATGCAGATTCGTTTTTAATCACCGCGAATCGATCGTTGATTCCGCCGAACCACCCATAATCTATCTGCGGACAAATATCATAATACGGCGCAAATAAATCTCCTTCTCTCGAAAAACAATCGATATTCAATGGATGCGTGTGATACAAATCACTACGCGACAAAATAAAACAATCATAGTCTGCTATTTTATGTGAAAATTTATCATAAAAATATTCAAGAGAATAAATTTGTTTGATTGAATTTTTTAGTGATTGCATGGAGTCGCCCTCTTTCCATGCTTCTCCAAATTTTATGACCGATTCACACAACCCATCGACGTCTTCACCAGCTCGCGCATCCTGATCATAATAAACTTCCTTGAAGTCAAAGTATTTTTCTATACTTTTGTAATCTATTGTTGATACGCCTGGCTCTGACTCGGCGTTTCGCGCATTGCTGTAAAAACTTGCTTTGCTTGTAACTAAAAAATAATCAATATCAAAGTCGCCAAGCTTGCTGGCTACATTTTCTTGAAACGCTGAATATTGTTTTTCATCAAAATTTTTAACTTGTCCAAAAAATATATACGCAATTTTAGCCATTTTCAATGAGTCTTAAATATGCTTGCGTATTTTCGGTTGTGTATGGACTGCAAGAATCTAAAAATTGTTGCGCGTCTTTTTTATAAGCTTGTATTGTTGAGGCGTGATTTTCGATTGCATTTTTCAATTGTTTCGCGCCCATATCTACATCAAATTTTGGATAATAATAACCAAGATTCTCAAGTGCTGGAGAATTGTGAATCAATGGAACACCAAGATACAAGGCTTCAAGATGTGAATAATTCAATTGATTGTAAACTTGATGACTAACAACTGTGCTACCAAACTTACTGAGCGCATCAAGCGCGCCCCATCGATTATTAAAAAAGCATTTATCGGTATCATCAACAATACCAAATTTGTGCATCAATTTTTGAAAGTATGTTTTTTCGCGCAGTTTTTGGCAACCAAACACATTAACGCTCTCAATTTCTTCTCCAAACAATTGATTAAAGCGCTCGCATATAGCAACAGGAACAACGCAATTTTTCAAGAACGATAAATTTGGTTCGAATATGCAAATTTTTGTTGCATCTTTTGATCGATAAAATGGACTCAATTTTTTCTTTTTTAATTGCGCGATTTTCTCGTCTACAAAAAAGCTATCCCAAATGTAAGGCGCAACATGCACACGTTCTGTGCGATAATATGTTTTGATATATTCTTTCGCAAATTCATGGTGAGGCGAGATCCAAACCTGATCAAGGCCGTCTGGTTTTTTGAGGGGAACTCTTGGCGTGTCGGTGTTGCAAATTGCATAATTGATGTCGTCCATCAATTTGTTTCCAAAATGTACAAGTATCAACTTCATGTTTGGATTTCTTTTTCTGAGCTTGCCGTACATCTCGGGCAACAAATCAAATCCCCCAATAATCAAAACATCCAACACTTCATTTCGATCATCAATAAGATCCTTCAACAACATACCTTTATGATCTTTATGCAATTCATGCGCAGGCTTTTCGTTGCTTATATAATAACAATCGTGACCAGCTCTACTCAATAAACTATACAAAAAAACAATGTTTTGCTGCATTCCGTTTGCCCAAAAGGCAATCGACATATCTAATGTTATACCAATTTTCATACAAATAATTTCTTATATCTTTCTATCACAAGTGGGTTGTTGGGTGAATATCTATCAATTACTCGTTGTGCGCGAGTCTGATAATCGTTTAAATTTTTATCATGATATGTTAATGCCTCATGTAGCGCTTTCGCGCCTAAAATTGTATCATATTCTGGATAATAATAACCAGCATCTTTTATGTATTCAGAATTATGAACAAGTGGAATATTAAAATACAAAGCCTCAAGATATGTATAATTCAATGCATTCAACAATTGATGACTCACAACAACATTAGCTTCTTTTGAAAATATTGTGCTGAATTTTTTTCTATCCGCAAATGTGATTTTACCTTTTTTTGTTATGTCTAATCCCCACATCAATGTTTTGAAATAATTTTTATCTCTGATTTGCGAAGAACAATAAACAATCAATTCTTTAAAAAGTTCACCACATTGAGTCATCAATTCCTCAACTATAAAAATAGAAGGAATGCAATTTTTTGTCATGTTTAAATTTGGCTCAAGAACGGCGATTGTTTTTTCTTCGCCTGGGGTATACTGACAATCGTATCCAGCGGCCTTCCAAATGTCGTTATGCATTTTTGCATACTTGGGACTCCAAATATACGGCAATTCAAAAACTTTTTGTGTTTTATAATATGTTTTAAAATAGTTAAAAGAAAATTCGTAGTGCGGTGAAACCCAGCACTCATCAACTCGATAAGGACTCACACATCTATTGTCCCACTTGCATTGCTCTACATCTGCCAACAATCGATTGCCATAATGAATATGTATGTTTTTACAAGATGGATTTTTTGTTTTCAAAAAGTCGATTGTGTTTTTGCCAACAACCCAACCTGTTTGCAAAAGATAATCTATCTTGGGCAAATCAAGTATCTCTTTGTGTTCAAGAATAACAACATCACTTGGAGGATCAACACATTTATCAATATCATGACCAACGGCAATAAATGGGGTATGCCCTAAATCTTTAATCAATTCAGCTAAAAATATAATATTCTGCTGAAGACCGTTACAAAATAAACCCTTATCAAAATTAGCAGTTAACAGTACATTCATGTTATATGCAATATACACAAATTAATCGCGATTTACTACAATATCTAAATAATATCCCGTTTCTTGTATTGAGTCAGAAAAAGCTACACTAAAACCGGTTGCCGAGACAGCATATGTTGAATAACTATAAAATGATTCTGGCATTTCATCGGTTCTCAAAGAAATGTTTACTTGTGGAGGAGAAGAATAACTTGTGGTGTCACCAATACTTGCATAATCAAAAGATAACGTATCTACTCCAGTTGGAATGTTTAATGATGTAGAAAATGTTCTTTGCGCGTTGATTGCATCATTTAAACTTTCTCCAAGTCTGCGAATTCTTACCCAATCAGTGGTATTATTTTCGCCAGTTTTTTCGTAAATATAATTTGTTTCAGAATCGATGTAGTGAGAACCAACAATACCAGCAGCCTTTGAGCTGCCAGACGGAGGCCCCGCGTCTGTAATCAGAGGCTTTCTTATGCCCAAGTTGGCATTTACGAAAGTTTCGAACGCGCCCATCGATTAACCCCTCCTGTTACTGTGATACAAAAGCGCTGCAGAATACAAATCCAAATCGTGATCAAGCGATAAATTTTGAATTTCATTCATTGCGTTTAGCTGCTCGATACAATCTGGATCATTTATGCAATTTGTTAATTTTTCAGACCAATCAGATTCAGAAGATGCAAGCACTACCGATTCGCACAACTCATCAATCATTGACTTTTCATTTTTCTTCAATTTTGTTTTGTTGAGCTTTTTGCGCATTTGTTTGTAACCTTCATTCCTCAATGTCTCTGTCGCATATATAATTTGTTGAAGATTTTTGCGTGAAAATAATTCTTTGGCAGAAGATTGTTGTTCCTGCGGAATACCAGATGTGCCAACAGGTCGACCAACTTCTCGCTTTACTTGTTGAACTTGTTCTTCGTCGCCAGTTTCTGGAGCAATCATTGGCACGCCACCAACAATAGGATTGTACATACCCTCTTTGCGTTGCTCGATATATTTTTGTTGAGCAGCTTCCATTTCATCTGCTTTTGGATATGAACCTTTCTCAAGAACATGCATGCCTTGTTCAGGTGTAATAATTCCAAGCTCCATTAATCGAGTAGCAACTCGTTGAAGCTGAACCTCATCCTTGATGTCGGTTTGCTCGAACTTTACAGTTGGATACTTTCTAAAGCCAAGGTTTTGGCAAATCATTTTAACTTGTGGCTGCAAAAAGTCATGTATAAATGCATTGCGAGACTCTTCAAGACGCTCTAAAAAGATCTTCGCCTTAACCTGTGTATTGCTGTATCGCTCGTCACCAACAATAACATTTTGCAAACCTTCCTTGATGTCATTATTGATAACTTCATACTTTGATGGTCCAACAACCTTACCAATATCAGGAATAACAAACTGAGCCTTGGTTGTATAATCACTAACCAAAACACGACCAACACTTTCATTCTTGAAAAGATTTTGCATTGCCTCCATGTTCCTTGGGTTAATTCCACCCTTGTCTGGCTCGGCACCCATCGTGATCAACAATATTACATTCTCAATTGTACGACATATAGCTTGATCAATTTGTTTTAATTCTAGTTTAAAGTTGATGTCATCAAGAACAGGATATCCAAATGGAATAGCAAATGGTTCGTAATCTTGTTTTTTATAAAATGAATATACAAGGTGCCCAGGATCTAGTTTGATACGAATTCCATCACTGTTGTATTTTCCGTTGCGAATTTTTTCTTTTGTTTCGTCATCCAATGCTTCGTATACTTGTTGATCGTATTCGGTTTTTGGATTCTTTAATCTTTCGATATCATATTCACTTAAAATTTTCTCATATAAACCTGTTTCAAAAGAAGATCCTTTTGTGGCAACAATATCATAAGGATTCAATAAAATGTATCGAACAGGAAGCTTTCCAGGCTTTAGAGCAAGCGTTGAGCCGTAGATTTTTGAAAGTTTATCAAAGTCAGATTGAGAAAATTTTCCATCTACACGATACATAAAGATGTTTCCGCTTCTATAATATTCACGAAAATACTGATCTTTAAGATTCCAAAGATTGATTCTTTCAAACCATTTGTAAACAAAGTCTCTTGAGTTTTGAGTCCCACCCTCAAGATATATGCTAGAGTTTGCAAACTCCGACATTACATCAATTGCATTTCTAAATACCGAAATGTTGGCGTATGCTTTTTGACAAAGCTCGATGGTGTCACGAACGTTCACTCCATCACTTCCATATACATATGGCAACATTCCGCCAGAAATGTTGGAAAATCTGTGTTTTTTATCAGATTTATGCGCTGCATTGCGTCTCGAAACAAATTCCTCTGATTCAGATTTCGTTCGACTATAAGCGGCCTGGGACTCGATATAATAAGGCTCGCCCGCCGATGACGGCCCAACCATTGAAGAATCAACAAAGTCCCTCAAATCTTGAGGTTCACTTTTATTGAATTTCTGCCAATAATCAGAGCGCTTGACGTATTTTCTCTTGCTCATCCTTTATGGTACACAAAAGTTAAAGTAAAGTCTAACAAAAGTTAAAAGTTAACTTTTAACTTTCATTTTTTTACAACATGTGTATATATCTTCATGTCAAATGAAAATCTTAGAAGATGTTTGGTTATGACCGAACGCGGAGAAATTAAAGGTACAATCGTCAATGAATATGAAGAAATTGGTGGCCCAGATGATGGAGCTATTTTTGCGGTGATTGATCTTGATAACGGTCAAATACTCACAGTTAAAATGTCAGAAGTTTTCGAACAATAAAAGTGTAATACAATTATCATGAGCGATCATACACAAGATTCTAACTTTAGATACAGCAATGACAATCGAGACTCCACTCCTGGAGACTTTGATTATCCATCTCAACAAGAAGTAAATCCCAGCGCAATAAAAGGTGCGCGCGATTATTATCCAAATGATAATGGAGGATATTACGCAAACTCAAATCGCCCAGACATTTCAACAGTAGACCCCGCCAACAAAAAACAACCACCCAACTCCAACTCATAAAATCATGATCTTTGCCGTACTCACATTAGTGTCTGCGCTTAGCATTTCTGTTATTGCCGCATATTTTAGTATCATCGGACTTGCCACAATTTTTCCTGGATCAATTGAAGCTGTTATCGCCATGGGCGCTGCGCTCGAAATTGGTAAGATTGTTGCCGCAATATGGTTGCATAAAAACTGGAAAAGCGCACCAAACACTTTAAAGATATATCTTTTCTCTGCAATTCTTGTGCTTATGGGAATAACAAGCATGGGAATATTTGGCTTCTTGAGCAAGTCCCATATCGAACACGAGCAAAACGCAGAAAAAGCCGCAGCCCTTGTGACTCAAGTAGAAACAAAAATCAATCGCGAGCAAGAATACATCGCTCGACAAAAAGAACTTATTCAACAAAACGAAGACAAAAATCAAAATCGCAGCGACAAAAGCGCAGAAAACATTGAATTAGAACAAAAGAAAATTGCGCAACTCACCGAACAACTCGAAAAAGACATTGAGCTTGATCAAAAAATGCTCGCACCAATCGCCGAAAGACTCAAGCAAATGAATGAAGATCTTGCAGAGGTTCAAAATAAACCTGGCGGATTGTTCTCAAATAAAAAGAAAGAGGTTGAAGATAAAATCGCAGAACAAGCAAGTGAGCGTGAAGAGCTTGCCGCAAAGAAAAAAGACATTGAAGATAGAATATCCAAATATCGCGATGAAACATCCGCACTCATATCTGATATTCGTAAACGCATACAAGAATATCAAAACATAGGATTCGAAAAACCAGAAAATGTAGAACAAAAAATAGAACAATTAAATAAAAACATTGCTTCTGCGCTAGACAGAATAGATGAATTGGAACGACAAAAATTTGATCTTGATGATGGATCTCGTCAATTGGAAGCTGAAGTTGGACCAGTAAAATATGTTGCCGAATTGGTTGCCGACTTTACAGGCATGGATTTTGACATTGGTAAAGCGGTAAGAATGGTGATAATTATATTGATTTTTGTGTTTGATCCGCTGGCCGTATTATTGGTACTTGCCGCACACATCAGTTTGAGTAAAAAGTTTCCCAAGGCAATGCAAGATGAAGCTGTTTTATTCGAAAAGATTGCAGAGATGGAACTGCAAAGCAAAGCTATCGAACAAGAAGAGCTTGACTTAGAAGAGCGCAAGAAAGATATTGAGCAAGAACGCAAAATGATTGAGCTCAACGAAAATCAAATCAAAAAATATCAACAAGAAATCTCTGACAGCAAAGAAACTCTGCGCAAACTAAAATTAGAAGCACAAAAACAACTACTCGAACAAGAAGACACAAGCGCAATAACCGCTGAGCTCGAACAATTGATGAGCCAAAAACAAATTGCAGAAGAAGAAATAAAAGAAATAAAAATACAAAAAAATAAAATACTCAGCAAAGCAGATGAAACAATAAAAAGTGCGCGCGAAATCAAACAAGTTCTCGGCAACCACAAAGAAAACAAAGAAAAAATAGAACAATTAAAATCTGAAATATGCATAAATATAGAACAATTTGAGAAATTAAAAAATCAAATATATGCATTAGAATCAACAAACAAAGATCTTGACGCACATCGAATCAATCTTGAATCAACAACAGCTAACCTTGAAACACAAAAACAAAACCTTGAAGCTCAAGCGGTAGAACTGGAAAGTGAAAAAGCGGAACTATTAAACAAAAATTCTGATCTTGAAGCGCTTGTAGCAAAACTTGAAGCAGAAAACGAAGAACTTCGAAACACTCCAATTCCCGACCCCAATCCAGAACTCAAAAACAAAATCGCACAACTCATCGATCAAAAGAACGAACTGCTCGAAGAAAACCTTGCAATCAAAAATCAAAAGCTTTTCGCCGTACAAATACATTCTATCGACAACAAACACTTTGAATTGATTGTTCCATCTTCTATAAGCGGAAAACATATGTTTCAAAAAGAAGATGATTATACACAAGATCAAATAAGTAAATTCATATCATTAAGCGAACAAATTGATAAAGAATGTCCTGATCGAGATCAACAACAATTAGAAGCAACATACAATAAAAAAATAACTTCCATGATTGATTCAAGAATGAGCAATAGAGATTATCGCAAGCATCGCCCGAATTACTTTTTTTCTGCTTGACATTTTAAACAAAATAGGTTAAATTAGTTGAGTGAAAAAACTCAACAAAAGAGATTTAATCAAAAAATTAGTGGTCGAACCAGACAAACAAAAGCGTATGTTCTGGGCGCGCGAAATGAAATTATTAAATGATCTGCTAGAGATGTTTCCAAATACAGAGTTCTGGCAACGCATGACAATTGATAAAGTTGCTTCGCTTGCTATGCTTCGCTCAGGCTTTGGATTGGAACGAATACAAAAAAAATACCGCGAATTCAATTACAAAATTCCACCCAAGATAGAAATACCTCTTGGAGAAAAAACTGGAGACGATAAAATCTTCTCGAAAAAACCAAAAACAATACGACAATTTATAGATGAGCAAAACTAAAGAAATACAAACAACAGATCAAATCGCAAAGTTTCTGTCTGACAAAGACAACAAAAAGTATCACTACAATTTCTACGAAGGCGAAGATTACAAGATTCCAAGTGGCAGTCTAAATTTAGATATTGCGCTTGGCGGCGGATTGCCAAGCGGCGCACATCGATTTACAGGTATCAACGAAGGCGGCAAAACAAGCTGCGCAATGGCATTCGCAAGAAACTTCCAAAAACATTTTGGCGACAAAGGAATGATCATTTACATCAAAAGCGAAGGTCGCTTCAGCCCAGAGATGATTGAACGATCTGGAATAGATACTGATCCACAAAAATTCTTTTGCTTTGATTGTAATATCTTTGAAAAAGTATTTGAATTGATTCGCGAACTTGTATTCAATAATGAAGAAGATAAAAGATATATGTTTATCATTGATAGTGTTGATGCATTGTGCAGAGTTGGAGACATTGACAAACCATTCGCAGAAAGTGAACAAGTTGCAGGTGGTGCATTGATTACATCTGTATTCTTAAAGAAGATGGTTTTGCCCATCACAAAAATGGGACACACAATGATTCTCACAAGTCAGGTTCGTGTTGAAGTTGCAACCAATCCATATGCTGCGCGAGGTGGACCAAAAGTAAAGCAAGCAGGAGGCAACGCAATCAAACACTACGCAAACTTTATTCTTGAATTTGAAGAGCGTTACAATTCAGATCTTATATTCAAAAATCCAACAGCAACCAAACTCGACGAAAAAGGTGAACCAATTGGGCATTACTGTAAAATAAGATTTCGCAAAACAGTGAACGAAAAAACAGGATCAACTGTTCGCTACCCAATCAAGTATGGACAAAAAGATGGCAAGTCAGTTTGGCGCGCTCGTGAAATACTAGACATGCTGTATCTTTTTAATTTGATCGACAAGAAAGGTGCATGGATATCTGTGTCCGAAGATTTAATCAAGGAACTCTCTGATAAAAAGTTTGAGATCAATGAAAAGTTTCAAGGTGAACAGCGACTGATTGACTTTCTCGAAGAGAATGAAAAGCTTGCAGACTTTTTATACGAAGACTTTAAGAAACTAACAAATGCGCTTTAAAACATTAACAGGCGCAACTCGCACTGTTAAAAAAGCAAAAAACTATCTAATTGATTGGGATGGTTCGAGCCGCAGCAAAATACAATACAACGCAAAACAATTCTTAAAAAAGTATTGGAGCAATCATATTGTGTTTGAAGAATTTCCTGTTGCAGGAACCAAACTATCACTCGACTTTTACAACGCAAATAAAAAAATAGCCGTTGAAGTACAAGGCAAACAACACACAAAATATGTTCCCTTCTTTCATGGCAAAAATAAAATCAATTATATAAATCAACTCAAGCGCGATCAAGACAAATTAAAGTTTTGTGAATTGAATGATATACAACTTGTTGAAATATATGATGGAGACGAAATAACTGAAAAACTTTTCGAAACTTTTGGTGTTATTTTATAGTTCGTGTAATATATAATATGAACGACGATTTTATTGACCCAGAAAATTTGGGAAGTTTCAATTTGCCAGAAAATGTTATCAACCAACTGTTTGAATTTACAGGTTCAACAAACGGAGACAGCGGATTTATTCTTTCTTTTGTTAATCAGCAAGGACTACCTTCTGTAATTACTAAAGCCACATCTCCTATTGTAGAGATGGGATTACGCAAAGCTCTTGAGCAGTATCTCGAGCAAGTATCCGCGCAAGAAATCGAGCTCAACTTTCCAAAAGATTTTGGCGACGAAGAAACCCCTTGACTTTTAGCAGGGTTTCTGATAAGATGTAAGAATGGTTTATTCTTACGAACTCGAACAACATTTAATTGCAGGACTAATAAAATATCCAGAGAGTTATCCTCTGGTCGCTGCATTCATAGATCAAAATGATTTTTTTGATAAAAACACAATTGTTAATAGAACAATCTTTTGTGTTTTACGACAAGCTCTTGAAGCTGGTGACGCACTAGATGAAGTGTTGCTTGCTCAACGAGTGCAATCACTCAACATATCATTTGAAGATAATATCAATATCGCCGATTACATCAAAGCATTATCTATGCGTCAGATCTCAAAAGATGGCGTATTAAAAGCAGCGCAAGAATTAAAGAAGATAACTGTTCGCCGCGAAATACATGATTCATCAATTGAGGTAGCAAAGAATATGAAAACACTTTCATCAAGCGCAACATTTGATGATATTGTTAGCGAAGCAGATAAAATTTACAACGACAAAGTAAACCTCTATGAGATTGGATCCAACAAGCCTGAGAATTTGTTTGATGAGATGGAAGAATTTATTGAAGAGCGCGGAAACAATCCAATTGATCAGTTCGGATTGATGGGCCCACACGAACGAGTAAACGAATTGTATGGCTCGCTACTTCGTCCAGGAAACATAACAGTTGTTGTGGCTCGTGCAGGTGTTGGTAAAACACAATTTTGTATGGACTTTTGCACGAAAGTGTCATCAATAAATAATAATGTGCCAATACTTCACTTTGATAATGGTGAAATGAGTAAAGAAGAATTGATTGTGCGTCAATGTTCTGCCCTATCAGGAGTGCCAATGCATCTTCTTGAAACGGGTCGTTGGCGTCAAGCAGGAGAAGAAATTGTACAAAAAGTACGTGACACTTGGAATCGAGTAAAAGAATTTAAATTTTACTATTATAATGTCGCAGGTCACAGTATCGATAGCATGTTGAATATCATTCGAAGATTTTATTATTCGGAAGTTGGCCGCGGAAATCCTATGATCTTTAGTTTCGACTATATCAAAACAACATACGAACGACAAAATGGTGCGAGCAGTTGGGAAACAGTTGGCCGAATGGTTGACAAGTTCAAGCAGTTGATTCAAAAAGAACTTTGTTTTAATGGCGCGCCGACCGTGGCAATGTTAACAAGTGTTCAAAGTAATAGGCTTGGTATCACCAACAACAGAAACTCAGAAAACGTTGTGGACGATGAAAGTATCGTTTCTCTTTCTGACCAAATCACACAATTTTGTTCTCACCTGTTTTTGCTTCGACAAAAAACAATGGACGAAATACAAGAAGAGCCTGAAGGTTTTGGAACTCACAAATTTATATGTTTGAAATATCGCTGGCTTGGTAGAGATGTGCATCGCGCACTTCAACCTGTGGAAATGCCTGATGGAGCAAAACGCAAAAATTACATCAACCTTCACATGGAAAACTTTAGCATACAAGAGCGCGGCGATCTTCAAGACATGGTTGAACACATGGACTCAGAAGGAGTTGGTATACTACAAGATATGCGCGACGACGTTCCAAATCTATAAACATGACACCCGAGAAAATAAAAGATTCACTTGTTCGCCTTGGATACAAACTCGCAGATCGCGGGGCATATTGGCAAACCAATGCATTGTTTCGAAATGGTGACAACAAAACAGCCATACAAATATACAAGAACACAGGAGTATGGAAAGATCATGTTCAAAATAGTTCATTCTCTCCATTCAAACGATTGGTTGAAATTACGCTTGGAACAAACGACAAAAATCAAGTCAAAGAATTTATCGAAGAAGATGATCTTGGCTCAAATTACAACAAATTAACATTTTCAGAAAAATTAGAAATGGAAGAAATATACCCAGAAGATTGTTTGGATAGATTGCTGCCGCATTATAAATTTTATAATGACAAAGGAATATCAACAGAAACACTTAAAGCCTTGAAAGGCGGATATGCAACAACAGGAAAATTGAACAATCGATTCATCTTTCCTATCTACAATGAGCATAATCAAATTCACGGCTTCTCTGGACGCGATATGAGCAGTTTGGATGGTCGACCCAAGTGGAAGCATGTAGGCAAAAAGAAAGGCTGGATTTACCCACTCTACGCGAACGCACAGACAGTCGAAGCAATCAATGATACTCGCACAATCATTTTCGTGGAAAGCATAGGCGACCTGCTCAATTTAAATGAACAAGGTTTCAAAAATGTGCTTGTTACATTTGGACTTGATATATCAACCAAACTAATTTGCGCAACACTATCCTTGAATGTAGATAATCTTGTTATTGGATTGAATAATGACAAAACATCTTCTCGCAATAGAGGATTAGAAGCAAGCATCAAAAACTATTTAAAATTATTAAACTATTATAATCCCGAAAAGATCAAAATATGCTTGCCCACGCAAAAAGATTTCGGCGACATGAATACTGATGACTTTAAACAATGGAAAAACAAACTAGAATCAATTGATGTCAAAAAACAACAAACCATGATTCTAGGAAAGATAAATGAAATATACAAATCATTGCCAAAAACACTATTAAAAAATAAAAAAATAATAATCAATGAGTGAATTAACAAAATTATCCGCGAGTAGAATAAAAACCGCGCAAACATGTAGTTGGACTTATTGGTGCAATTATAAATTAAAATTACCTGATGCAGGAAATGATGGATCAAGTCGAGGAACAATATGCCACAACATATTCGAATTGCTTGGCGATCATCACCGCGATGAATTTGACAAGATAGTAAATGATGGCACAATTTGGAACACACAAGTTGTTGCCGCGCAAGTTAAAAAAGAAGCCGAAGAGCTTGCAGTAAATGATCCCGAGAATCTTGAATTGATTGACGAAATGATTGTCAACGGATTGAGATGCGATTTCTTTGGTGACGAAAATGAAAAGCCTGTGCTCGCCGAATCGGAACGCTTTTTTGATCTTGAAATTGATCGACCCGAACAAGGAATAAAATATGCAGTGCGCGGATACATCGACAAACTATTCGTATACAAAGACAATTCAGTAATCATACGCGATTTTAAAAGCAGTAAATCAGTATTTAAAGGAAAAGAAATAACTGATAATCTACAAAATTTAATATATTGTCTTGCGATAAAACACCTGATGCCTGAAACACAACCACAAAGTGAGTTTTTGTTTTTGCGATTTGACCTAGAAACTGATCTTCTTGGAAACACAGGAAAAGGAAGACTCAAGATGGACAAAATCACAGACGAAGAGCTTGAAGGATTTGAACATCAGCTCACACAATTTCAAACATACCTCGACAACTTTGATGAAGAAGCAGCGAAAAGCAATCTCGCGGCAACACAAGAATATCCGCGAGATGGTACATTTGGTGGGCCTCTTGCTTGTGGTAAAGATGGATACAAAATGTCTCGAGGAGAACCAGTTTTGGATGATAATGGCGAACCAATTGTAGCATTCATTTGTCCGTTTCGCAAACCGCGAGAATATTGGGCGCTCAAAGACGCAGATGGCAACATCAAGAAAACAGCTTTTCCAGAAAACAAACATGAACTTGAGCTTGAAGATGGCGACGAAATTGTTAGTATGAAATATGACGGTTGTCCACATTGGCAAAACAAACAAGTTCTAGATGATTTCCTCGACTAAAGAATATATCGCGGCAGGAATTGTTGCACAGTTTGGAGATCTTGTGTTGCTTGGTCGGCGCAGTAAAAATTGTTATAACCTCGCGGGTCATTGGTCGATGCCATGTGGCATGATTGATCCAGGAGAAGATCCTGAATACGCAGCAAAAAGAGAATTCTTTGAAGAGACTGGTGTTCGCGCAAACAAAGAAATAAAGTTTCTTGATGAATTTGAGGTGAAAGAAGGTAAATACTTCGCGCTATACTCAATGCAAATTGACGACCTAATCTTTCCAAGTAATGATGCTATTGACGCAATTGAACACGACGAATGGGGTTTTTTTAAAATATCAAAAAACTCACTTCCTTTGCCAATGACAAAAGAAACAAGAAATGCAATATTAAAGTTAAAATGAATATTAGTTTTATAATTATTACAAATGCCGGCAAGCCAGACAAACTACTTGCACAAATTGAAAGTATACATGCTCAAAAAATACCAAACTATGAAATTATTGTTTCTGGAGATAAAAAAGACATACAATTACCAAACAAAAATCTAACTTTTATAGAAGCAATAGATGATGCAAAAAATGGCGGTCTTGGCGCAATGAGAAACAAAGCTTGTGCGATTGCTAAATATGATAATTTAGTTATATCAGATGATGATATGTTTTTTCCTGAATCTTGGTTCAAAACATTATGTTCTTATCAACAAGAATTTGATATATTAACTCCCTTAGTTAGGCTTCCCGATGGAACTAGATTTTGGGATAAGTGCTCGTACCAAAGCCCAAAGCATGGACACTCTGTTTTAGAGGACGAAGAGGAAGATGATCATCTGTATATGTCTGGAGGTCAAAGTTGGATAATGAAAAAGAAAGTCTGGGAATCTGTAAAGTGGGACGAATCACTTGCAATATATCTAATGAAAAACTTAAAAGATTACCGCGAGGGTAAGGATAATGAAGACACAGACTTTGCTCGTCGATGCAGAGAATCTGGATTTAAAATATTACACATGTCATGCCTGGAAGTGCTTCATGATGACCCATCATATACAAGCGTGGGTAGGCTAGTTCGTCGCAGAATGCATGTCGATCAGAACTGGTGTAAAAATTTAAACTTACCACACAAGGTTAACCTAGAAATCTCAAAACTTTTATGGAACTATGGTATTGAGGCAGAAGCGGTTGATTTGCTGCGCAAAGGCGCGTCCGAGGGGGATTTTGCGTCAGAACATACATTAAAACAAATGGAAGACTTAAGGGGCGGAAAACTTAAAAATACAAAGTTTTCTTTTAGCGATGAATAATATAGGATTATTAATTATCGCAACCCATAAATACATTTTATTTTTAAATGATTTATTAATCAGCGCAGATCAATATTTTTTACCAAACCAAAACGTAGAATATTTTATATTTACAGATCACGAAACAATCAATATTCAATCAAAAAGAAAAATCAATTTAATTAAAACAAATCACAAACCTTGGCCGTGGATGACTCTCGGAAGATATGAAATATTTTCTAGCAATCAGGAATGTTTTGAGGGTATTGATTGTCTTTTTTATTGTGACGCAGATATGAGGTTTTGCGATATCGTTGGAGATGAAATACTAAGTGATCGAGTTGCCACTCAGCACCCTGGATATTATGGAACTCGCGGCACCCCAGAAACCAACCCTGAATCTCTTGCGTGTGTTTTACCGTTTGAACAAATGGAATATTTTGCCGGTGGATTTAATGGCGGAACAAAAGAACAATACCTCAAAATGGCACAAAAACTTGCAAATAATATACGGACTGATTATTATAATAATATCATCGCAGTATGGCATGACGAATCTCACATGAATAGATATTTTATAGACAATCCACCCACAAAAATATTAGACCCAGGTTACTGCTATGGAGAAAGTTTAAAACCTCCATTTACGCCAAGACTAATAGCGCTCAATAAAAATCATAAAGAAATTAGATCATGATCTCAATTCTTCTAGCAGTCCATAATGGCGAAAAGTATATAAGTCAAAGTATTGATTCAATCATCAATCAAACATTTGAAAACTGGGAGCTTTTAATTGGCTTTAATGGCACAATTGACTCCTCCAAGGATATAGTTGACTCTTATAATGACGACAGAATTAAAACATTTGATTACGGCAATGATAAAGGCAAGGCAAAAACCCTAAATAAATTAATAAAAGAGGCTCAATATGACTGGTGCGCAATTCAAGATGATGACGACATCTGGCTTTCCAAAAAATTAGAAAAACAAATAAAACACACAAAAGATTGCGATGTAGTCGGAAGTTATATCCACTACATTAACGAAAATGGATCAATAACTGGCTCACCAAACCTATCACAAAACCACGGCCAAATAAAAACAAAATCATTAATTGGTATTAATCAAATAGCAAATTCTAGCGCTATTTTTAAAAAAGACGCCGCCGCACAAATTAATTTTTGGAGGGAAGATATTGACGGAGTAGAAGATTTTGATTTTTGGTTGAGGCTCTTAAGGGCAGGTTATTCTTTCTATAATATACCTGAATATATAACACTGCACAGACTCCACGCTTCAAGTCATTTCAATTCCCAGGAATCCCAAAATCTTAAAATTAATGAAATTCTCTGACATAGCGATCAAACATTTAATAAATTTTGACTTCAATACTTGTGAATGTATTGCCTTTTTAAATCCCCACCACATATTCGATATAGAAAACTGCATACATTATAAATGTCTTGTGGATAATAATTTCAATGATTACGAAATGCTACTCAATACAACAAACCAGCCAGAGCATTCTCTACTCAGTTACAAAACTCTTATTCGTCAATTCGATCTTAAAAAAATGGAACCTATAATATTTACATTTAATTCGATAGTCAAAAAATATTTAGTCGAAGATGGGTGCCATAGACTATCAATCTTAAAACATAAAAAAATATTCAACAAAACAATCCCCGATCAATATATCATTATTAAATAAAATGAACAAAACAGAGCTTATAAAAAAAGAATTATCTAAAACCGTTGGTCACTCAAACTATAACGGATGGAACAATAGAACTTCATACGGATATCATTCATATGATATTGGAGATATCCGCATAATCGGTCAACGCAACCCTATGCAAAGAATCAAAATTTTCAAACAACACGTATCTTTTGAAAATAAAACTGTTGTTGACTTTGGTTGTAATGTTGGCGCGATGCTACACCATCTTCCAGAAATAAATTCTGGCGTTGGGTTTGATTATGACGTAAAATGTATTGATGCCGGAAACAAAATCTCTAAACTTCTTGATCTAGACAGTAAAATCGACCTTTATTGTCATGACTTTGATCAGGATTCTTATCGGGAGTTATCAAAAAAAACTTCTCACTTTGACATTTGTTTTTTGCTATCTTTAGGGTCATGGATTAAAAGCTGGCGCAGTCTTTACGATTTAGCTTGTCAAATCTCTGCATTGATTATACTTGAGACAAATAACTCTACAGAAGGTGCCCCCCAGCTTCAATTCTTTAAAGACAAAGGTAAGAAAATTATTGAAATTTCAAAAGAATCTCTTGACGACTTCACGGGCAATAGTGGACGCGAAGCATTTCTAATAAAATAAATGATCATACTTAAAATACAAGGCGGCCTGTGTAATCAGCTCTTTCAATGGGCCTATGCATACAAGCTTAGCAAATCGTACGAGCTATATATTGACAATTCATTTTACGGCACTCAATTTTTAGAGCCGTTAGTTACGAATAGAGAATTTCAATTAAATGAAATTTCAAAAAACCCCTTGTCTTTATTAGATAATCAAGCGTATCAAAAATTCATTCAAAAACCCGTTCAACGCATTGTTGACGATTTTCATTTTAGCAAACACAACTTTTCCCTAGGTAAAAATTATTATCTAGAGGGATACTGGCAAAGCGAAAAATATTTTTTTGAAATCAAAGATGAAATCATCAACTCATTTGTTTGGCCAGAAATCAAAGATTTAGACTTTAAAAATTCTTGCTCGCTTCATGTTCGTCGCGGCGACTATCTAAAAACTCAACACGTTCACCCGGTTCAAACAATTGATTACTATAATAAAGCTCTTGATATCGTTCAGCCAAAAGGCAATATATTTATATTCTCAGATGATATAGAATGGTGCAAAAACAATCTTTCTTTTGATAAAATGATTTTCATGGAAAAAAATTCTAATATTTATGATCTTCGCGCAATGAGCTTGTGTTCTGATAATATTATAGCAAACAGTAGTTTTAGCTGGTGGGGCGCTTGGTTAAATCAAAACGAAAATAAAAAAATTGTATGTCCTAAAAACTGGTTTTCGGATGGAACAAACGACTCAGATATTAAGCCTACAGACTGGATAGAAATTTAAACTTTAATTCTTCCCGTGTAATTCTATAATCTAACAATGAAAAAAACAATAGTAACAGGAGTCACTGGCCAAGACGGAAGTCATATGGTCGATTATCTATTAAAGAATACGGATCATAAAATATATGGTTCGGTAAGAAGATTGAGTGTTAAAAATCACGAGAATATTTTGCATCTAGAAAATGAGCCGCGATTTCATTTGATTGACATGGATCTAAATGATGCGCACAGCATGCGAGATGTGATACTTGACATTCAACCCGATTACTTTATCAATTTTGCGGCACAATCATTTGTTGCTGGCAGTTGGAATTATCCAATTCAAACATGGGACACAGATGCAAATGCCGTGCTTCACATTCTTGAATCGATTCGTCGATTTGCGCCGCAATGTAGATTCTACAATGCTGGATCAAGTGAAGAATTTGGAGATGTAATAACAAGCCCTCAGAACGAAGATCATCCACTACGCCCACAAAGTCCTTATGGCGCCGCAAAATGCGCTGCTAGACACCTTGTACGCGTCTACAGAGAGTCTTATAATCTGTATGCAGTTCAAGGTTGGTTATTCAACCACGAAGGCAGTCGACGCGGTCTTGATTTTGTGACTCGTAAAATTAGTCACAGCATTGCAAAAATAAAACTTGCGCTCGAAAGAAAGCGCCCAATTCCTGTGTTGAAGCTTGGAAACATTGAAGCGCAGCGCGACTGGAGTGATGCAGAAGATTTTATGGAAGGTGTTTGGTTGATGCTCAATCAATCGGCGCCAAAAAATTATGTATTGGGCAGCGGCGAAATGCATACAGTCAGAGAATTTCTTGAAGAAACATTAAAATGTGCAGGCATTCAATTTGAATCGCGTGGCACAGAAGACAATGAAAAATATTATACCATCGATGGTGAATTAATTTTTGAAGTTGATCCAAAATTTTATCGACCTGCAGAAGTGCATGAATTGTGCGGCGATCCAACGCTTGCAGAAAACGAAATGGGTTGGGTGCGCAAAACAGATTTTGCTGGATTGGTAAAAAAGATGTATCAAAGCGATTATATGACTCTCAGTCGATGAAGCGCAAATCAATCTTTCTAGCGGGTCACCGTGGAATGGTTGGATCTGCGGTTTTAAATTGCTTACAAGACAATGGTTACGAAAATGTAATCACGCGAACTCGCGGCGAATTAGATTTAATCAATCAAGCACAAGTTGATAGTTTTTTCGCAAAAGAACGCCCAGATGCAGTAATCATTTGTGCAGCAAAAGTCGGCGGCATACTCGCAAACAATACACTTCGCGCAGACTTTATCTATCAAAATCTACAAATTGCAAGCAACCTAATACATGCTTCTTACAAATACTTTGTTGAAAAACTAATCAATCTTGGTAGTTCATGCATATATCCTCGTGATGCAAAAATACCCATTATAGAAGAAAGTCTTTTAACGGATGTACTAGAAAAAACAAACGAACCATATGCTATCGCTAAAATAGCAGCAATCAAATTGTGTGAAAGTTATTATCAACAATACAACAATAATTTTTATTCGATTATGCCGTGCAACATGTATGGGCCGCGAGATAATTTTGATTTGAAAAGTTCGCATGTTTTACCAGCGCTCATAAGAAAAGTAGATCAAGCAAAAGAAAGTGGCGCCGAAAATGTGGAAGTTTGGGGTAGTGGCAAGCCGTTGCGCGAATTTCTGTATGTTGACGATCTGGCGCAAGCAATAACATATTGTCTTGAAAACGTTGACGCGGCAGACATATACAACAAAGGCATTTCGCACATCAATTGTGGATCTGATGATGAAGTATCTATTCTTGAATTGACGCATCTGATACAAAAAGTTGTGGGTTATCAAGGAGATGTTGTGTTCGACTCCAGCAAACCCGATGGCACATATCGCAAAAAAATGGACAACACTCAATTATCCAACATTGGATTCACACCCAAAACATCACTAGAACAAGGACTACAACAAACATATGCTTGGTATCTAGAAAACAAACAAAAATTTGTGTAACTAATATCTATGGAAAATGAATCTCACTCTGCAAAACGTTCTGGACCAAAGAGTTCAGCACAGACCCCCGCTAAAAAATCCGAGCAAAAAAAAGGTTCTGAAAAAAATAAACCTGGAAGCGCTGGAGAAAAAGGTAGTAAAATCACCTTTTCTGACCGCGTGCTTGAATCCTTAAAAACCAAAGTAAAAGAACATAACTCCAAGTACAGTAAAAAAGTTACGCTTTCTCAATTAAAAAAAGTATATCGCAGGGGAGCAGGCGCATTTTCTTCTAGCCATCGACCCGGCAAAAGTCGTGGTCAATGGGCCATGGCTCGAGTCAATATGTTTCTGAAAATGGTTCGAGGGGGTAAAGTTAAAGACAGTTATCGCAAGGCAGATCAAGATGTGGCCAAGGCCTCTGCGGGTTTTATAATCGAAGATGGAGTAAGAGACGAAGCAAATCTTTTTACAGAAGAAGATCTTATTGCCGCAAAGCTTGACATCCACAATTACCAACTACAAGAAGATCCAGAATTTACTGATGACATGTGGGATACAATTTTTATTGATGTTGATGAACTTGGCTTCGAAGAGTATACCGATGAAGAAAGCTGGGCTGCAGAAAAAAATAAAGGCAAAAAACTAAACAAACCATTTCGCACACCAGGTGGACCAAAAAAGTTTTCTGTTTATGTGAAAAATGAAAAAGGTAATGTTGTTAAAGTAAATTTCGGCGATCCAAACATGGAAATCAAACGCGACGATCCAGGTCGCCGCAAAAACTTTAGAGCGCGTCACAACTGCGCAAATCCTGGACCAAAAACAAAAGCTAGATATTGGAGCTGCAAAATGTGGAGTAAAAAGAGTGTCACAAATGTGACCAAGGGCGAAGAAGATTCCGAACAAGAAGTTGAACAAGCAGAAGAAACTACAGAAGCAAAAACAGGTCTTTGGGAAAACATTCGCAAAAAGAAAAAACGCATGGGTAAAAATTACAAACCCGCGAAACCTGGTAGCAAAGATCGTCCTAGCAAAGAAGCTTGGAAGAAAGCTCAATCTGCGGACGAAGAAAAAGATTTTAAACCACACATGATGTACGATCCAAAAACAGGAAAAGCCGTAGAAGCAAAGACATACAAACAACATCTACAACTAAAAGAAAAAGGATATACGCACGAAAAACCTGATGCATCAAAGGGTGGGCATCACGGAAAAAAATAAATTATGCCTGCTCCACAAAGCTTCAACAAAATAAAACTCACCACAAGCAACAATAGTGAGTATGATATTATGTTGTCTGAAGTTAGTGGCAAGCTTTATATTGACAACAATCCTGTTATATTAGATCAAGATTATTTTTCCCTCAAAACAGTTACAGAAACAAGCTATACAACAGAATCAGATTATACTCATTTTTTGTATGATGATGATACAGCTGGCGGAGCAATTTCAGTCACTTTATCCGCTCCGTCTGGACACAACAATCTTTCTCAACACAAAAAAATTGGATCGTCTGGAGATGTTGTACTTAATGCTCCGAATGGATCAACTATTGACGGAGCAAGTTCTTATACTTTAGATATTAAATACGAAGCAATCGGCTTATATACCGACGGATCAAACTATTTTATACAATGAGTCACACTCCAAAAATACCAGGACTTCAAGAGGGCACAACCTTACAGTCAAACATTGGAGGACTGCAAGATGATGTTTCTACAATTAAATCTGACATCACAACATTGCAATCTGATGTACAATCATTTAAGCCAACATTTAACGTTACAACTCGCGATACAGAAGCAAATATTTTAGCAAGCACACCTACTAATCCTAGCGGAGAAGCTAATATAGCGTTTGGTACAGACACCTACGATTACTATATTTATTATGGCAGTGCTTGGTACATTTTTAACAACGATAACGATTATTAATAGCTATGCCAACTACAATACCAACTACCACATCAACTTCTCGCGCAAACCTCTCCCCTTCTGCGGGAGACGCTTACTTTGAAACGGACACGAAGAACTATATTATATATGACGGCACGAATTGGCGTGTTTATATTAGTGACGGCATTGATCTTAATTATTCCTCAAGCAACACACACTCGGGATACTTTGACGGTAATGACTATGCGATAGGAACAGTCGAAGCTTTAAGCGGTGTTAATGCTTTTAGCGCTTCGTTTTGGTTTAGGTATAACTCGGTTAATAAGATTCCTTTAAGCGGGGGAAGCAGTATATCAACCCGATGGCAGATTCATTTAGTAAGTGGTACTAAAATTGAATACAGCTCTGATCCTACTGGAACATATCCCGGGCCAACGCACCCTTCATGGACTGTTGCCTCAATGTCTTCATCTAACTGGTATCATGTCGCTTTAATTCACGATAATACTTCAGTTACACTTTATCTAAACGGAGCATCACAAGGAACAAAAACAGGAGCAGCTTCGGCCAATCAAACATGGAGAGGAACAAACCTTAATATAGGTCGATACGGCGTCGCATCCTCTTATTATTGGGATGGCTGGATAGATGAAGTATCTGTTTTCAATAGAGCGTTAACAAGCACAGAGGTTACTAATATTTATTCAAATAAAAGTTATTTAAGCCCAACAGCTTTATGGCGTTTAAATAACAACACTACTGATGAGTTAGGTAATTACGATCTTACTAACAACACCATAACTTTTGACAATAATAATAAAGCATATTAATTATGAACAACAGAACTTATGTTATAGCAGACACTTCGGAGATTAGCGATTTTGACTTTGACCAACTTATAGACATTAACGAATCGTATAGCCGAAAAAGCTTAGACGGCTCAAAGATTCTTGCTAGGTATGAAGGCGCGCAACCATCTTTCCTAAGTGGAAAGATGGAGTACAACCAAGAAGAGATTCTTGCCATCGTTGAAGGTCCTGAGTGGACGAACGAAGACGTTCTTAGATAGAGGGCTTGCGGCCAATTAATCAAAAATAAACAACACATCATATACTTGCAATAGTAAAGATAGAATTGTTTTGATTCTTTCTCATTTTTGGACGCCGATAAATATAACTACGGCAAAAGAAGGTGTTCGAAAATTAATATCTTGTGGATCGAAATATTTGAAAGAGCCAACGGTTCGAGCGTTGAGTGCGAGTGGTGAGCCGTTAACATGGGATGAATGGATAGATGCTTCTCGCGCAAGCTATTATCAATCACAACCATTTTTAACAAGCTGCAGTAGAATATATCCTGTTCCGACCATTTTATTGACCACATCAAAGTGGGTATTTCAAACAACACAAAAACCAAATCTTAGATATCTATACAAAAGATATCGCGGACGTTGTCAAATATGCGGCGATAAGTTTGATATCAAAGACATGACCATTGAACATGTTTATCCAAAAAGCAAAGGCGGCCCAAAAGAAGATCACAATATCACACTAACTTGCCAACCATGCAACTGCAAAAAAGGAGCAATGTATCCATATCAAAATTACCGCGGCGAAGAGCTAACAGGATACAAACCACTTCAACATTTTCACGCATTCCAAAAAGAACGCGTCGAATGGCAGCCGTTTCTATTTAAAAACTAGACACAAAAAAGCCCCCTCGTTTCCGAGGAGGCCAAGTAACCATATTCAATAAATTTAAAAACTCGCAGTCAATGATGCGGCAACAATGCAATCACTTTCGATAACATCAGAATTTACCTGATCTACACTCAATGAAAGAGCAAGATTTTTTGTAATATCTTTGCTTGCACCAATTCCAACAGAATAATAATCTACATTATCTCCATTGTTTAAATCGGTATTACCAATTGTTCCGCGAACAGACAAATCAACACTATTAATGGAAATGTCGTGATATAATCCAGCTTCAAAAGTGTATTGATTTTGGTCAACATTACGAGCCGCAGAAATCGTTGGACTCAATGTGGTATTTAAATCTACACTCAATACAACATCAAGATTGCTTGCGTCATCAAGTTGCTCAAAATGCTCAATTCCGCCATAAACAGAAAGCAACGAGCCAAGGCTCTTGCCAATTCCGCCAGAAAGAATGTAAACATCGCTGTCTGCACCTGTGCTGTGTGCGGTTTGCGCGCCGACCGAAACATCAAATCCACCCTTTGTGGTGGCATAAGATGCAGACGTTTGTAGAGAATCTTCTGAGATTAGAGATCCGCGACGAAACACGTCTGAGCCGTAGCCGGTGGATAAAGATCCAGATCCAGCAAAAGCTGCGTTAATAGAGAGAGCTGCCAAAGCAGTAAGTGTTAATAATTTAGTTTTCATAATTTAAACTGTATATAATATCATAAATTTGACAAAAGTCAATCTATTTCTATACGTTTTGTTTTTTGTTGTTTTCTGGGTATGTTTATGTATAGTATACCATCTTTGTTTGACGCTTTGATTTTGTTTGTGTCGAGTTCGTTTTTGAGGGTGAATAGATTGGTTGACTCGCGCGGTTCAAATTGTTGATGTAGATATTTTTCTTCTTTTTGTTGCGGCGATTTGCAGATCACTTTTAGCACTCCATTTTCGCACGATAATTGGATATCCTCTTTTGAGACACCTGGACATTCTAATTGTATTTCAATTTCTTTTTCGCGGCTTATGATATTGGCGGGACGTCTTGACTCAACTGTGTCAAACAGTGAATCAGAGAACAAATTCTCAAGCAGACTGCTCCATGCGTTAGTATTTTTATTGTATGAATTATTTATATAGTATGACATTTTGTTTCTTTGTTTGATTGTTTGAGACTATGTGTCACAAAAAACACTGTGTTTTTGATATTCACGTTTATATATTTGCTGCTTTCATGCCAAATAAAAAGCCCCCATTGCTGGGGGCTTAAAGGTTAGTTGTTGTGTGTTATGTATTAATCAAGGCATTCAGTGCTCTTTGCTGTGTATAATATTTATTACACCTTAACAGGGGTTAGCGAGCAAATTTGTTGGCGGGGTGAAGCTGTCTGTGTATACTGCTTTTTTGCTGATGCGGAAGTCTTGTATTTGACCATTGTATTTACCTGAGTTTGAATTCAAAGATCCAATATTTAATTGGCCTGACACACTAGAATTCTGTACCACCTCTTGCCAACTTATATCTTTCACTCCATTGTGATATATTGTGTGAACACCGGAATTTTTCACCCATGCCACATGAACCCATTGACCTAAAACAGGTACACGATTAGCGGGCACATGTTGTATATCAATATCAGTGGTGGATAATGAACTGCTTTGAACTCTAATTCCATTAATATCAATAGTGTATCTTGCATCAACTAGATGATTGTTTGTTACGTTCACATCACCTTGTATATGCTCAAATGCAAATAATGTTGATGTTGCTGTATCAAAATCAAAGGAATTAGGATTGTACCAAAATTCTATCGTGAAGTCTTGAGTAAGATTGATAAAACCATCGCTTATAGTCAAATAATCACCATTTCCATCGAAATTGATTGTGCCGGCACCAAACAATGTTGTGGTGTTGTCCACTGTTGTGTCGCCTGTCACAGTGATCTGATGATTGTTGCCACTCTTGTCGGCGATAGTTTCTCCAGCAGCTGGTTGGATATGCAAAGTGACATCTTCACAAGCAGGTTCACTTGGTTCAACAAATGTGGCACATGTGTCATGCAATGTTGCTGGTGGGACAAAATTGCCAGTGTAAACTGCTTTTTTGCTGATGCGGAGGTCTTGTATGGCTCCACTGGAATAATTAGGAGTCACCCGATAACCGATTGTGTGATCCTGAATTTTGTTGAAATTCCATGTGTTGAACGCGTCACTGGTTGCTACTTGCCGACCGTCGTACCAGATGCTACAACCAGTCGATGTTCTGATGAATGCCACGTGATGGAACTGCCCATCAAATTTAAACACTCCTGGATCGGTCTCCACCCGATTAGCAGCGTTGTCACCATGCATGTTGAAGCTGATCATTCCAGGTGTATTAGAAGACACACCGAAGAACCAATCATCTAGCTGAGCAACACTACCATGAGGCAGATTTTGCAGTATGGTGAAATAATCTGATCCATCGCTTTTAATCCAAGCTTCTATGGTGAAGTCACTGGTACCAAACGCCAGTGTGTTGCTACTTGACACTGTCAAATAATCACCGGTGCCATCAAAATTGATTGTGTCACCGCCAAATAGTGTGGCAGTATTGTCTACAACTGCGTTGCCAACAGTTGTTACTGTGTGTTGGTTGCCACTCTTGTCGATAATTGTTTCTCCAGCAGCTGGTTGAAGATGTAAAGCTACTTGATCACAACTTGGTTGTAGAGTATCAATAAATGAAGCAATACTGCTATCATCAGGATCATAATCTAAGCTATTTTCCACGCCATCTCCATCACGATCACTGTCAACACTATCAACAATCGTATCAAGATCTTGATCGGCAGCATTCACATTCGCGAGAATATTGAGTTTGTAGCTTGTTGCTTGATCTGTTTCGCCAGTTGCAGGAAGTTCATCTGAGAACTGAAACGTAACCTGATAAAGCCCACTTGTGCCAGTTTCAGATACGTCAGATATCATCACTGCGATGATTGGATCATTCGCTGTTCCAATTAAAGTGGCTGTTACAGTAGGTTTTGCGACAAATGCTCGGCCAGCAAGCGTGATTGTTTGAACACTACTTCCTGCGCCTGTACTAAGATTTGAAGTTTCAAGAGAATATACTCCATTCTTGGATACATCCACAAGCATCGATTCTACCGAGCTTGTACCTGCGGCAAGGCTGGATACATCTGTATCAAACCCTGTGTCTCGCACTGCCAAACTAGAAATATCTTGTCCGATTTTAGTGGTAGATGTAATCTGTGTTAGATCATCCCCGCTCACACTATTTATGATCAAGTTTCCTTGATCTGCGGTCAAGCGGATATTGTCCCCATCGACCGACAACTGTTCTGTACTCAATATTTTTGCCATGATTAATAATAAATTCTTGTAAAGTCTATAGTTTTGATTTCCCTTTTGGTGTTATTGAAGTCTCGAGCAACAAACATTTTTCCATCTCCACTGAATGCTATACCGTTTATCCATCCGACTCGTGCACTCATGGCAGAACCTAGCATGATCCATTCGTCACTCGGATGGTCATAATAAAAGCATTTCAACTCATGATTATCACCATCATATGTAGCGATTACATTTCCATCATCAGAAATAGCTAATTCCTCTATAGCCAAATATTCACTATTTAAATATTCTCCGTTGTTTGTTTTTACCCAAGAATTACTTGAGCTGTTGTATTTATGTATTTGTAGCCAGCCACTTGATGAAGTGCCCTGAATAACTATAGATGCAATTGTATCCAAGTTTTCGTTGACTATCCACCTTGTTCCACTTGAAGATAGTGCTTGTGAGAAATCCGGTAAGAAGGAACTTGTTGTAAAATTATCGTAATCCAATTCAAAAAATTCTATTTTTCCCGAAGCGTAATCGTGAGAAGCAAGCCTAGAACCATCTTCGTTTAATATCAAGTTTCTGTCGTATATCCTAGTATAATTTCCTGAAAAAGTGAATGTACCGCTTAAACTCCACGAATTGTTTGATAAATCAAAAACATGTAATTGTGGGGTTGCTGTAGTATGTGTTTTTATTGTTCCTACAACAATTCTTGTATCGCTTAGTATTTTTACACTTCTCCAGATACCGCTATGATTTCCGATATAGGTCCATCCACTTGGTCTTTCTATGTCCGCCAATTGATCATAAGACCCGGTCGATGAATTTAATTTTTGAACACGAATAACATGTGGATGACTGGAACCACTTGCTGGATCATGATTGTATGCAATCATGCTAAAATCTGAATTTACCGCCCAAACATTGCTACTTCCGCCAGCATAATACATGCTAAATGTCGCATCGGTAGATACCGTACTGCCATTCAAAGATTTAATATTAATTGTTTGATTGGAATTGGCTGAATTCATTGAATCTATAAATGCAAACTTACTTTTGTCCTCGCTAATAAAACTTTTTCTTTTCATATTATTTTTGTTCAAACATTTTTTATAATTTTATGTTATGGATGCAAGGTTGGCCAAAATGCTCCAGTCTTCATTTTGGTCAATAGATACCGTTTTGTATTGACTGCTTGACTTTGTACCATCATCTGGATATGCATCAAGTTCGTTTGGCACTCCGTCTCCGTCACGATCTCTATCTACTGCATCAACAATAGTATCAAAATCCTGATCTGAATTGTTTACGTTTGCAAGAATGTTTAATCTATAAGATGTCGCTTGATTATTTTCCCCAGAAACTGGTAATTCATCTGCAAATTGAAATGTAGCTTCATAAACCCCAGAAGTTGCGGTTTCGACTACATCAGTAATCACAAAAGGAATGATTGGATCATTCGCTCCGCCAAAAAGAGTTGCATCAATTGTTGGTTTTGATGTAAAAGATCGCCCAGATAAAGTAATTGTTTGCACGCTACTTCCTGCGCCTGTACTAAGATTTGAAGTTTCAAGAGAATATACTCCATACTTGGATACATTCACGAGCATCGATTCTACCGAGCTTGTACCTGCAGCAAGGCTGGATACATCTGTATCAAATTCTGTGTCTCGCACTGCCAAACTAGAAATATCTTGTCCGATTTTAGTGGTAGATGTAATCTGTGTTAGATCATCCCCGCTCACACTATTTATGATCAAGTTTCCTTGATCTGCGGTCAAGCGGATGTTATCCCCACTAACCGACAACTGTTCTGTGCGCAATATTTTTACCATATCTATATATACAACAAAAAAGCGGACCCTGGGAACTATTAAAACGCCCAGAACCCGCTTGTATACAGGGGTTCGCTATAAAAAAGTTTTTTAAAAATCGTCTTCTAGCGCACCACTTTGTTGGTATTCACGAACTCTTCTTTCGAAGAAATTACCCATAGCTTGTACATCCACAACCTCACTAAGCCAAGGAAACGGATTCTTGTCGCTTGGAAAACGATAGTCAAGACCAATACCTTCTAGCCTACGATTGCCAATATAATGCATATAATCAACAAACATATCTGCATTCAATCCAAGAATACCAGTTGGTAAAACATCGTGTGCATATGCAATCTCAAGCTCCACAGCTTTTTTCATATGATCCACAAATTCTTGCTGAATTTCTGCGGTCCAGATTTCTGGATTTTGTTCAATCAGAGTATTGATAAGATACGTGCCAAATGCAATGTGCGAGCTTTCATCACGCAGAGTATACTTGATTTGATCAGAGATGCCCTGTAGCTTGTTTTGACGGCCAAGCGCAAGCAGCATAGCAAATCCGCTAAAGAAGAAGGTTCCTTCGCATACAATCCAATAGGTCAGAAAATTACGTAGAATTTCTTGCTTCCCTTCGATGCTATGAGCGTCAAAGTCTTGTCGACTAATATCGTTGGTAATTTGCATAAGAAAATCGTCCTTAGCCTTGATGCTAGGAATTGTTTCATATGCCGCAAAAACCTCTTCGATATCGAGGTCTAAACTGTCACAAATATATACTACTGTGAGATTGTGAAGGCTTTCTTCAAACGCTTGGCGCAAGATATACTGGCGGCACTCAGCGTCCGTAATATATCTAAAGGCGCTAAGCAAAAGATTATTACCAACCAAAGACTCAGATCCAGCAAAAAATCCAAGACAGCGTTTAACAAGTAATTTTTCATCGTCTGTAATTTCATCATTTTTCCATTGTTTAATATCAGATTGCATACTGATTTCAGTAGGCATCCAATTGTTAGCGCAACTTTTTAAGAATAAATCCCATGCAAATTTGTGTTTATGAGGTAAGATTCGATTTACACCTGCGATGTTCTCGGTGAGAAGTTCTCCTGTTTTAGTTTCCATGTTTATAATATATCAAATATGTATAACGTTGTCAATG